CCGTCTGGAAACAACAATGCGTCATCAGACAATTCGGCGGCGACCGACTATACATCGTCGCTCACCACCGTCGCTGGGGCAGTTATTTTTCAATCGGTCACGCCCGGCGCGGAAGATTTCCGGCTTGTCACTGGTGCGGCTCTGATCGATGCAGGTGTTACCCTCACCGTCGCTAACGATATCGCGGGCACCACGCGGCCTTCTGGATCAGCCTGGGATATTGGTGCGTGGGAATTTGTATCTGCCAGCACGGGCACAATCTACGATGACGATGTTTCGTTCGGACTGAGCCTTGGCATTGATCCGCAAGCCTCCCGCGTCCTCAATGCCACAGCCACTTTCGCGGCTGTGCTCGCCGCGTCAACAAGCAATCAGGCGGTTCTCGCCGGCGACGTAACACTAGGCATTCTGGCTGGGGTCACGGCGGGCGCGGCCCTGATCGCAGAAGCCGCGGTCACTTTGGGGATGGAGGCGGCCCTTAGCCAAGCGGCGCAAGCCGATCTGAATGCAGCGGTTGCTTTTGCAACCACACTGGCGGCGACCGGCGGCCCGAACCTGACGCTGGAGACGGCTGTCACGCTCGCCTCGGAAGCGGGCATCGGATCGTCGGGAAAGATCACGGCGGAAGCCGCAGCGCAGTTTGCGATCACATTGGCGCAAGCGGCTTCAGCGCCGATCAGCAGCAACATCTATGAGGAAGCAATCAGTCTCGGCATGTCGATGCTGGTGGCGAGTGCCGCGGATCGTGTGATCGACAGGGCGATAGAATTTGGTGTCGGCTTTGGGGCCCAGATCAGTGCCTCTCTCGATGCGGCGGCGCATGCGTCTTTCACTATGGCTTTTGCGGCAGGCGTCGGGGCCGCGCTTGAGATCGTTCAGAGCGCCCATCTGGATATCGCATTCTCGCAAGAAGCATCCGGCAATCTGATCGTTGAGGGTTCCGTCACGCTCCCAATCGAGGTGGCGGCCCGTTACACGGCGAACGGCATTCTCGGCGCCCAAGTCGAATTCCGCGCGCAATTCGATCAGAGGTCCTCCGCAATCCTGACCGCAGACGAAGCGGTCATCCTCGCCACCAAATTTGCGGCCGAAGCGGTGGCAACAACCGGCCAACTGCCGCCCCGCATCATCGAACTCCACGGTCAGACCGAAAGCGGCATGACGCTGCGCGGCACGATGCGGCTGACCGTGAACCTCCAAGGCAAAGTCAACTGAAAGGACAGGCCATGACGAATAATGGTAGCCGCCACGAATCTGCGTTCGGCATGGACGCGGATGCGGGGCTGGAAGCAATGGGCGCGGTTCAGGTCGGCGCGCTGGGCCTTGCCACGCGCTATGAGATCGAGTGTTACGACCGCGACGGCAACCTGAAATGGTCCGAGGATGTTCATAACCTCGTGACCAACGAGGGCCTGAACGATGCGCTCTCGAAATACTTCAAGGGCTCTTCCTATTCGGCGTCCTTCTTTGTCGGCCTGAAGGGCACGGGCACGGGCGCAGCAGGCGATACGCTGGCCTCTCATGCGGGTTGGACCGAGGTCAGCGGCTATACCGGCAATCGCCAGGCGCTCGTTCTTGGCGCGGTTTCCGGCCAGAGCGTGGACAACACGGCTTCCAAGGCCGAATTTCCGATCACGGGTGCTGCAACGGTGGCGGGCGCCTTTCTCGCCACGATAGCGACCGGAACCGGTGGCACCCTTTACGGCGTGGCCGACTTCACCACGGCGCGCACCGTCGAAAACGGCGACACGCTGCGGGTCTCTGTGACCCTCACCGCTGCCAGCGCCTGATCATCATGGATGACCTGGGACAGGATTTCACGCTGTTCGCTGGCAATGACGTGGCCCTGCGCCTCGTCATCACCAGCGACGGCACCACACCGTTCGACCTGTCCCAGGTGCAGGATATTGTCTGGTCTGCACAGCCCGATCTTTCGGGCGCCCCTGCCATCACCAAGAAGAAGTCCGTCGCCGGCCAGATCGATTTCGGTGCGGAAGGTGGGACCGGGACCGATGGCGTCTGCGTCGTCTACATCGCCGGGACCGATACCAAGGACCTCTCGGGCTTCCTGTTTCATCAGGCCCAGGTCAAAGACAAGGACGGCAATCTCGTCACGGTCCTTACCGGCCGTCTCCGCATCGGGCCGGAACCGGCATGGACCTATAGCGGTGACCCCGCGTCTTCCACCAAGGATATGGTCCGCTTCCTGATCGGTGATACCGACGACAAAGAGCCGCTCGTCTACGACCCGGAAATCCTCTCAGCCATAGCGCAACGGACTTCGGTCTACGGCGCCGCGGCCATGATTTGCGGGTCTCTCGCCGCCCGTTACGCGCGCGAGGCCAACACGTCGACGCGGGATATGTCGGACCAGCTCAGCCAGAAGTCCGCCGCCTATCGAGGGATGGTCAAGGACTATGAGGCCAAGGCCTCGATCTCCGCCGGCGCGTCGCTTCCGCTCAAGGGCCTGATCGCTCCATTCGCATCATAGGTAGGCCATGATCCGCACCGAGATCATCGGGATTGAGCGCACCGTCCTGACCCTTAGCGGTCTCCCGCAACGGATCAGGAACCGGCTCGCCATCGTGATCGGGGAACAGACCGGGCTTTTGTTCGACGGCGTGCGCGCCAACATCCTCGCCAAATTCAAACAGCGGACAGGGCGTCTCCTCGGCTCGATCAATCAGACCATGATCACGAGTGCCGATGCCATTGTCGGCCGGGTGTTCAGCCAGGGCGTGCCCTACGCCAGAATTCACGAGCAGGGCGGTATCGTTCCGCATCCCGGCTCGAGCAAGTTTCAAGCCTTCATGGGCCGGGAAGGACGAATGGTGTTCACCCATTTCACCCGCCCGCATCCCATTCCAATCCCGGAACGCAGCTATGCGCGCTCTGCATTGACCGAGAGACGGCTCGCCATCGTGACCGCGATCAGGACCGGCGTTCTGGATGAGGTCTCAAAGTGAGCACGCATACCGAAATTGCCGCTGCCCTTCTGAACGAGTTGAAGAAGGCGGGGCCTTCGAATTGTGGAGGCGACGGGACCTTCGTCACGGTGACGGACGAAGTCCTGGAAATCACGGCCTACAAGCCGGGCGAACAGCCAGTGCTGATCCAGTACGAAATGGATGCCACCTATTCGGCCTCTCAAATCGCGATGCAGCGCGCCACCGAATTCTGGCTTGTCATCGGAGCCCTGGGCGTGAAGGGCAAGACCGGCGCCCGCATCCTCAATCCCCTGATCGATCGCATCGAGCAGATGTTCCCGCTCGATTCCGATCACTGGAACGATCTGGGCGGCGTCGCGTCATGCCGGATTCTGCAGGTCCGCAAGGACTTCGGTGATCATTCCAGCGGCCAACATCAGCACATGGCGATGATCCAGCTTCAGGTCACCTCGCTCGCCTTCTGAAGGAGCCTTCCATCATGACGAAAGACGACAAGCCGCTGGCAGATGTGCCGGCGGCCGAACCCGTTCACGCAATCGGGAAACCCGAACCTCGCTTCGATGCGCTGATCGAGCGGTGGTTTCAGGACCATTTCCCCAACAGTCCGGTCGCGCGGGACACCGCCGCCTGGAATCACGCCATGGCCGCCAAAGATGACCTGAAGCGGCGTCTTCAAAAGGAGAATTGAACAATGGCCAGCACACGTTTGGCAGCATTCGGGCCGGGCGCGATCTTCCTGAAGCGCACGGATATTTCGAACGCCACCCCGATCAATATCGGCAAGGCACAAGCCTTCTCGTTCGATATCGCGGCGGACTCCAAGGAACTCTATGGGCAGGACGACTTCGCGCTCGTCACCGCGATCTCAACCCGCAAGCTCACAGGCAAAATGTCGGCCGCTCTGATCTCTGGTGCTGCCCTCAATACGGCCTTCTATGGTGGTACGTTGGCGGCGGGCACCACCAAGATCGCCATCGATGAGGCGGGCACCATTCCGTCTGCCTCGACCTTCACCGTCACGGTCGCGAATTCGACCGACTTCGTTGACGACGAGGGCGTTCGTTTTGCCGACAGCGATGTGCCGCTGACAGTGGTGGCGACAGCGCCGACGACGGGCCAGTACAGTGTGGCGGCTGGTGTCTATACCTTCGCGTCTGCCGATGGCGGCAAGAAGGTCAAGATCAGCTATCGCTATAGCGATGACACCAATGGCCAGAGCCAGACGGTCTCGGCCCGTCCGATCGGTACCACCCCGTTCTTCCGGGTGAGCTACCAGATCATCACCAACGGCGTTCCGTTCTATGTCGGCTTCAAGCGGGCGATCTCCACCAAGCTCTCGCTCGCGTTCAAACTGACCGACTTTGCACTCCCCGAGATCGACTTCTCCGCCATGCAGGACGATGCGGGCGATGTGGTCGAATTCGGCTACGGGAATGTGGGGTAAGACGTGGAACCTGAAACGATCACTCTGGGCGGCCAGACCTTTACGGTTCGGCCGCTCACAATCGGGGATGTTGAGGATATCAGCGCGTTGAATGCTGGTATTCTTGAGGACGCAGCCACGCCGCAACAGGTCACCGCGCGCAACTGGCGTGTCCGTCGCGAGGTCATCGCTCGCGCTATTCAATCGGATCATCCCGACATGACGGCCGATAAGATTCGCGATCTCCCCGGAAACGGGAAGGAAATTATCGACGCTCACGAGAAGGTGCTGGAAGTTGCGGGCCTCATTGAACCTGGTGCCAAGCCGGGGGAAGCGAAGGCGGAAACGGCATAGACTTCGATCTGATCTATGGCCGCATCGCGACGGAATGCGGCTATACGTTTCCGCAAATCCGCGCGATGAGCTTTCATCAGGTTGAACGGCTATTCCGATACTGGAAGCGGTTTCCATCGAGGCAGATGATAGGTCCGCACGACACTCCACCAAGCACCTCAGCGCCCCCCGTCTCAGAAGGGAACGCCGGGGTCATTTCCACACCTGAGGAAATGGAAGCCTTCATGAAGCAGACTGGCGGGCGGCTTGACAGGATGATTTAGTTTCAATCCACACTGTCGGCGGCAGTTAGAATGATGACAGGCGCATCAGGACTGGCATCGACCTCACGGATGAGTCTGCCGCCTTGCTCGCTGATTCCGTATTCCATCGGGACACCCCATTTCACATTCGCCCATACAATCCATTTTTTCTCTGGCAAATGTGCGAATGAAAAATTCCCCTGTGCGTCACAGACAGTTTCGTGGATATAGGCGTCGGCCCGCGCGTCTCTGCCATCAATTGGTTCTTTATGGGCGCGTACAGCGGATACCAATTCCAAATTGTAGGGCGTGGCAGGCAATAGCGTCACAGGCTCCCCAGCGCATGTTCGCACCTCGCCGCCGACAGTCTTGAGAAACGCCTGACCGTGAACAATACCGTCGCCTTGTCCAGTCCATGGCGCGAAATCTGCGGCGGCGAACGGCGTCTTCAGCACATATCGTGGCGCACGCATTCCATTTGTGGCGCATCCAGCCAATAGCCCGGAAACGGCCATAACCGCGACTGCGAACTTCAACTTCATAAACCCTCCTTGAACTCGTCCGAAAGGTCGAAATATGCCTTCCTCCGATACAAACGTCGAGGTTCGGATTACCGGCACGGTCGATTCTAGCCTGGGATCGGCCACGACAGCCGCCAAGAATGAGATCAACACCCTTGCCACGCAGTCTCAGACTAGCGCTAAGGACATGGCAGCGGCGCTCAAGGCGGCCGGGAATGATCTTTCCAAGATCACGCCGGATATGCTCGGGCTCGGCGCTGCCACTTCTGGTGTAGCCGCCGCAACCGCCGAGTCCGAAGCCGCCATGAAGGCAGGCAAGGCGGCAATGGACGGCATTACCGTCTCAACCTCCCGTCTCTCCCGCGAAACCGTGGTTCTGACCCGCGAACTGGTAGCGGGGAATTATTCCCGCTTCCCCGGCTCCCTAATCGTGATGGGGGAAGCTTTTGGCGGTCTGTCCCTGTCCATGCTGGCGGCGGCTGGCGCTGCCGCAGCGGTGACGGCGGGGATCGGGTATCTCGTCTATGAGGAATTCGCCGCTCGCAAGACGCTCGATGGGCTTACCGAAGGTTTCGCCCTGACCGGACGGGCCGCACAATTCTCGAAGGACGACATCAGCGATTTGCGGGATTTCCTGAGCGGGTTGCCCGGCGTGTCTAATGCCGCGGCAACGGGCTTCCTCCAATTTGCGGCCGCCAATGGTGAGGTCACGAAGGGGCTTGCCAGTCAAACCGGACAACTCCTGCCCGCTTTCATAAAGGCTTATGGCGATAAAGGGCCTGAGGCTGTTGAAAAGCTCACGAAATCGCTTGCTACTTTGAGCGTTGAGGGATTTCGGAAGCTCGATACCGATTTGCTGAATTTGACGCCGCAGCAATATCAGATGATCGAAAATCTGATCAAAACCGGCGATACGGCGAAGGCTGTTTCGGCCATCCTCGAACAACTCTCCAAGCAAAGCGACACCTACGTCAAATCGACCGGCGATCGTATTTACGACATAGAGCAGCAGATTGCCGCTCTGAAAGATCGTCTCGGCAAACTCATGACGCCGGAAGCGCTCGCGCGATATCCTGAACTGGTCGAGCTGGAAAGGAAGCTGAACGATCTTAAAAACATCCAGGCAAAGGAAGGCCAGGAACGTAGTGACGCGACCTACAAGAATGCGCTCAAAGATGCGGAGCGGCTTAACGAAAGTCTGGATCAACAGGGCCAAATTCTTCAGCAGATCGGTCGCTATCAAGATCATTTGAATGAGGCCCGCCGGAATGGAGATACGCAGGGTGTCGCGACATTCACGGCTGCTATTTCCAACGAGCAGCAGAAGCTGGCCGAGCTTCAAACGTCCTCGAACGAGAAGCTCTATCGCGACTTCCTCACGAAAGAGAATGCCAAAGCTGATGCTTTCAAGCGGGGATCGTCTGAACGCATCTCTATTCTGCAAGGAGAGGTGCAGCGGGCTGCGCAACTGTTTGGTACGGAATCAACTCAATACCAACAGGCATTGGGGCGGCTGAATGCGGAGAAACGAGCTTCGTCAGATCAGGTAATTCGTGACGATCAGAGGACCAATGCTGAGTTTATAGCGAGCCTTGACGAGACCGTTCGGCAGATCAATCAGATCAGGAACCAGGATACCGAACGAGAATTGCGCGCCTCACAGGCACGCATCTCTGCCGAACGCAATACGCTCGATGCGCAGGTTGCGCTCGGGCAGATTAGTGCGGCCGAGAGATATGCAATCATGGCTGGATTGCTAAACAATGAAGCCGACCTTCAGATCGCGAGCCTGGAGAGAGATAAAAAACTCGCTGGGGATGATTTGGCACGCCGGAATGCCGACGCCAACAAAATCCGAGAGATTTGGGAAAAGCTGAACAACGATCTTACGGTGCTCGGGCAGCAACGAACGAACGATACGATCCGTGAGAATCAAAGGCAGCTTGAGTCTTATCGTCAACTGACGCGGGCGCTTCTGTCGGCGGAATCGCAATTTGTCTCGAATGTTCTGCGTGGACGCATGTCGCTCGGACAATCTATTCTGCAATTGTCTGGCAATTTGATCGAAGAAGAATTGCAACACGACTTTCGGTATCTGACGGAGCGTCTTATCTATTCAGAAGCTGAGATCGCGGCGAATAGAGCGTTGGATCAAGGTGGGGTTTTGTTCCACGCGGAGACGGAATCTGCCAAAACGGCCGCAACTATCGCTGGCGCGACTGCGAGAGGTGCGGCCGAATCCGCAGCACAGAGTGAAGGCATGGCCGCATCGGTTGCATCTGGCTCCGCCCAGATCATGAATGACGCATCCAAGGCGGCGGCCGGGGCGTATCAGGCGGTCGTTGGTATTCCGGTTGTCGGTCCAATTCTGGCGCCGGTCGCGGCTGGTGTGGCATTCGCGGCCGTTGCGGCGTTCGACACGCTCACATCGGCCGAAGGCGGCGAATTGATGGTGCGGGAAGGCTTCTATCACCTCCATGACCGTGAGGCCGTAATGCCTGCCCAGATCGCGGAGCCGATGCGTCAGTTCTTCACCGAAGGTGGTCCCTCGGGCCAAGCCAGCGGCGGGCGCGGTGATGTGCACCTCCATTTCGGGAATGTCTTGGACGGGCCAAGCCTCGGTGCATGGCTCAACAAGAACCGCGGCCTGATCCAAAGAGCGGTTCGGACCGCATAGGTAATTGTCTAGCGTGGCTTGACACTGCGAAGAGTGTCAACTATATCTAGACAGTGATCAGGAACTATCGCAGCAAGGCGCTTAGGAAGTTTGCTCTCACCGGGAGCGCCAAAGGCTTAAGCGTTCAGAAGCCGATCAGGATTGCACAAATCCTGAAAGCTCTGGAAGCGGCGCCGAGGCCGGAAGCATTGGACCTGCCGGGTCTTCGCTTTCACAGGCTCAAAGGCAGTCCGGTACGGTATTCGGTCTGGGCCAGCGAAAATTGGAGGATCACATTCGGTTGGGAAGGCGTTGACGCCATAGACGTCGATCTGGAGGACTATCACTGATGGGCAAGAACATGACGATGGGACTTCCCCCCGTACATCCCGGAGAGTTTCTGCGCGATGTGGTGCTGCCTGATGTGAAGATGTCGAAGAAGGATGTGGCGGAGGCTTTGGGCATTTCGCGGGCGCTTCTCTATACGATCCTGGACGGCAAGTCTCCGGTCACCGCCTCCGTCGCGCTCCGGCTGGGCAAGTTCTTCGGCAACGGCCCAGAACTCTGGCTGAACATGCAGTCCAATTACGATATTGCGGTGATGGGCAAGCTGCTGGCGTCGCAACTGAAGGCCATCCCCACGGTCAAGGCCGCCTAAGAGCGGTTCTCTTTCAACATTCATAATCCATGCGGTCTCGCGGCTTTCGGGTCGCGGGCCGCGATGGCTGTTGCGCATGAGGCGGTCATGGCATTGCCGGTTTTTCCCACGCTGCCGGGGATCGGATACCCGATCACGCGCACGCCGGTGCACAAGACCGAGATCGAAGAGACCTATAGCGGGAAGGATACGGGCTTTCGGGTCTGGGCCTATCCGAGACAGCGCTATGAGCTGGTCGCGAACGTGCTGCGCATGGATGCGGTCCGGCTCGAATGGCAGCAGCTTATCGGGTTCTTCAATCGGGTAGGGGGGCGGGCCAATACCTGGCTGTTTGACGATGCCAAGGATGATCTGGTTTCGGATCAGGCCTTCGGCGCCGGCGACGGATCGACCAAGAGTTTTCAGCTCGTTCGGTCCCTCGGCGGTTTCACCCAGCCCGTGTTCGCACCCAACGTGATCGTCAACATCAAGATCAATGGCACCGCCACAGCGGCTTACACCGTGGGGAATGGCGGGATCATCACGTTCACCACGGCGCCTGCCAATGGAGCCGCCTTGACCTGGAGCGGCAGCTATTACTGGATTTGCCGTTTCGACGATGACGAACTGCCGCTTCAGCAGTTCATGGCCGATCTGCATGCCGCCGAGAGCATCAAATTCACCACGGTGAAAGTATGAAATCGGTCTCCTCCGATCTCAAAACGCTGATCGAAGGCGATCAGTTCGTCACCTGTTACCGCTATACCCTCTCACTCCCGAGCGGGCCGGTAGTGAGATTGTCGGATGGCGATCTGGACGTGACGGACGGGACCAATATCTATTCGTCAAAGGGTCCGCTTCTATCCCGGATTGATGGCACCTCGGTCTCGCACCAAGCCCTCGGTCTCGATCCCGATACATGGCAGGCGGTGATCACCCCGCGTGCCACCGATCCGCTGACAGGTGCTGCCAATCCCGACACGTTGGGAGGACAGCCCTGGATCGACGCGGCGCGGGCCGGCGCGCTGGATGGTGCCAGTATCCTCGTAGAGGAATGCTATTTCGCGGCGTGGCCCACCGATACGTTTCCGCTCTCCATTGCGCCGGTGGGGACCATCGTCGATTTCAAGGGCTTCATTCAGAACGTCGATACCGGCAATACCCAAATCGCCCTCACAGCCCAGGATATTCGCTCCAAGCTGCAGAACGATTTCCCCCGTCGTACCTATCAGTCAGGCTGTGATTACGTCCTCTACGGTCCGCAATGCACGCTCAACGCTGCCACGTTCCGCAAGACCGGTACGGTGGGCGCGGGCTCTACGCAGGGCACCATTCTCGTCTCTGTGGCGACACCGGGAGGCTCCGGGACCTTTGCTCTCGGTTATCTCGAAATGACGAGCGGGGCCAATGCCGGGTTCAAGCGGTTCATTCGCGATTGGTCGGCTGGGACCTTCACGCTCATGACGCCCTTTGCCTATCCGGTGAACACGGGTGACACCTTCAACTGCTATCCCGGTTGCAATCTGACCAAGGCGCACTGCACCGCCTTCGGCAACCTCGCGAACTATCCCGGCCAGCCCTATCTCCCCGCGGCCGAAACAGCGATCTGATCATCATGACGGACGAGGAACGCGCCCTGCGGCTCGCGGCCGTTCGGGAAGCACAATCATGGATCGGCACGCGCTACCACGACAGCGCCTGCATCAAGATCCGGCGTGGCGAAGATGGCACCATCATCGAGCCGGGTGGGGTCGATTGCGCCCAGATCGTTTATGCCGTCTATCGCGCGATCGACGCGATCCCGGAATTTGAAATCCCGCAGCATTCCCCGCAATGGATGCTGCACAGGTCCGAAGAAATCTATCTCAATCACGCGCTCAAATACGCCCGTCCCACGGATAAACCCGAGATGGGCGACCTGGTGCTCTACAAGTTCGGCCGCCTCTTTTCGCATGGCGCGATCATCGACGAAGATGGCTGGCCCAACATCATCCACGCCCATCAACAAGCCGGTATCGTGATGCGCAGCTTTGGCGATCAAGGCGCGCTGGCCGGCCGCGAGATGCGCTTCTTCACGCTCTGGCCCTGATCTTTCATGTCCATTTTGTTCGGTTCACCCGGCGCGCAGAAAGGTCCTGCGCCCGAGACGAAACTGCGCATCCAAAGCTCTATCGCGGGGATTTCCCGCGCGGTGGGCTGGGGCCAGGGCCGCACTGCGGGCAATCTGATCTGGTATCAGGACTTCCAGAAGCACACCCAGAAGCAGGGCGGTAAGGGCGGTGCGCTTTCCGGCGGAAAAGGGGGAGGGACAACCACCACCTATTCGGCTTCGCTCGAAATGGGCCTTTGCGAAGGGCCGATCAGCGCGGTATCCGGCGTCTGGAACAACAAGACCAAGCAAGCCCTGGGTTCGCTGGGTTTCACGCTGTTCAATGGCTCCTACAGCCAGAATGCGTGGAGCTACGTCTCCACGAAGTATCCTTCGGAGGCATTGAATTATCGCGGGCTGGCCTATGTCGCGGCGGAAAACTTCGCGCTGGGCCAAAGCGCAGAGCTTCCAAATCTCACCTTCGAGATACGGTTTGCGATCAACACCGCGATCCCGACGCTCCCCGACGCTGATCCGAAGGATATTTTCTACGATACCGCCACCAATGCCAATTATGGCATGGGGCTTTCCGCAGGTGATTTCGGGGACCTCAGCACAGCCTCGCTCTACTGCCGTGCGGCGGGGCTGGTGTTCTCGCCGGTCCAGACCAGTGCCCAGTCTGCGTCTTCCTTCCTTGGCGATATCCTGAACGCCGCCAACTGCGAAACCTTCATGTCGCAGGGCAAGATTCAGATGGCGAGCTACGGCGACGCCGATCTGAACGCCAATGGCTATACCTATACCGCGCCTTCAGCACCGCTCTACGACCTGACCGAAGACGATTTCTGCCCGTTGCAGGAAAATGGCTCGCTCCCATCAGGCGCCTCTGTGTCGGTTCAAGGCCCGGTCCATCACGTCCGCATCAACCCGCAGTCGATCAAGAACGTCATTCCTGTCGGGTATCTGGATCGGAGCCAGGATTACAACCCGGATTCCTATTCCGCGATTGATCTGGCTTCGGTCGCGGTTCTCGGCCAGCAGCGCGCTTCCAAGCTCGATTGGAGCTTCATCTGCGATCGTACCGTCGCCACCACGGTCGCCCACCTCCAATTGGGCCGGCAGGGCGTGCGCAATTGGTACGCCTTCACCATCAAACGGAAATTCCGTCTGCTCGATCCCATGGACGTGGTGACCATCACGGTCCCGAACACCACGCTTTACCGCCAATGGGTTCGCATCCGGGAGATCAGCCGAAACAGCGATGGCACATTGTCCGTCATTGCGGAGGAATATCTCCGCGGCACGGGTCACGCCCCGGTTTATGGCAGCGAGGCTCCGGCCGGGCCAAAGCCGAATTACGACGTTGCTCCGCCGGATACCACCACGCCTGTGGTGTTTCAGATGCCATCGGCGCTGGCTCAAGGGCTTGCCATTGGTGTCGCGGCGGGCGGAACGGCGGGCTGGGGCGGCGGCAATGTCTGGCTTTCTGCCGATAATGCCGAATATATCCTCGTCGGCAAATTCGATCAGCCGTGCCGGCAAGGTGTGCTCACCGCATCGCTAGCTGCGGGCAGCGATCCCGACACGACAAATACCCTGTCGGTCGATCTCGCCATTACTGAGGGCACGCTCAGCACGGGCACCCAAGCCGACGCCGACAATCGCCGCACGCTGTGCCTGGTCGATGGGGAGTTCATCTCTTACGAGACCGCAACGCTGGTTTCGGGCAACAAATACAATCTGACCTATCTCCGCCGTGGCCTCTACAATACGGCCAAGTCCTCCCACGCAGCGGGCAAGCCATTTGTCTATCTGGGCCCGGCGGGCGGCGATGTGGCGTCAAACATTGTCGTCATCCCCTACAGCGCGGATCAGGTCGGCAAGACCGTTTATCTGAAAATCACGGGTCTCAATTATTGGGATGGCGGCGAACCGTCCCTGGCCAGCGTTGCCGCCTACGGCTTCACGATCCCTTCGCCCACAGGGCCGGAAATCCTGCCGATCACTTCGGTGGTGACGAAACAGCGCGCGAATGATGATGGAAGCATTTCTTCGGGTGTACAGGTCAATATCCCTGTTCCCAGCGATCCCACGGTAACGGCCGCGGAGGTTCAGTGGCGGCTCACCAGCGATATCAGCAAGGTTGAGAGCCAGGTAATCGCCAATATCCTGTCGGGGACCTTCGATATCTTCGGGCTCCCCGGCGGATCAAATCTCGAGGTTTCCTATCGCTATCTCGGCCAGTACGCGAACAGCGCATGGAGCCCGTGGGAAGCTTTCGTATCACTGGAAGCGGCCATCGCGGACGCGGCTGTCACGATTGCCAAATTTGCGCAAGGTATTACGCCTGCAGAAATCGTTGAGATGCTTCCAACTACAGGAAATTTCACCGGACGCCTTGCGTTTCTCGAAAACGATGGAACTGGCAAGCTCTATCAATACAAGGACGGCGATTGGTCAAAGGATGTTGACGGCGCTGATCTGATTGAGGGCAGCGTCGTCTTCGGCAAAGTCGCTGCTGCTGCGATTGGTACAGATCAATTGCGAGCGAATGCCGTAACGGCTTCCAAGATGTTCATCGGTGACACGAGCAATATGCTGCTCAACACCGATTTTTCTGACGCGGACTATTGGAGCCAAGATCTTGCCGGAGTTCTTTCTCGGGATACGACGTCCGCCGAACTTGCAACGCTCAAAGCAACAGCGGCTCTTCGTACCGCCGTAGGCAACGGCACGCTGTCACAGGACGGAGGATCGTATTTCGCTTCGGTGTCCATCGAGCCTGGCGGCAAATCATATCGGTTTCATTTGGATGTCTGGCAATCGGCTGGTTATACCGGCGTGTTCGATATCGGACTGTATTATTATGATCAGGCCGGATCGCTTGTTGGATTTGACTTTATCAGCAACGGCAACGATTTTCGTTCGACGGCAAACGCTGCCGATCTGCTGACCACAATTGACGCAATACGAACGGTGCCCGCCACCGCGGTCAAGATTACGTTCCGTGTATTTGCTGACTGGTCCACAACGCTCAACAACGCTGGTTATGCTCTTGGAGCCAATCCTCGCGTCAACCGTGCCATCAGTGGCGAACTTGTCGTAGACGGCTCCATCACCGCACAACATTTGAATGTCGCGACGCTATCCGCGATCAGCGCGAACATCGGTCTGGTCACTGCAGGTATAATTCAAAGCTCGGACGGAAAGACCGTCTTCGACCTCACCAATTCCCGCATCACGTTCGACAATGGCACCTATATGCGGGTGCAGGGCGTAGGCTTTGGATCGAGCAACCAATTCATTGATTGGTTCGGGCCGCATCTCTCATCGGTGAATAGCTGCAATGAGAGCAATGCGAAATATTATCTGCGCACGGATGGCAATGCTTATTTCGGTGGCTCGCTTTTGGCAGGCACGCTGACGAACGGGATCAGTGTCAGCGATCTTTCCGACAATCCAACGGCAGAGACAGCCGTCTTCGGCTCAAACGGTGGCACCATCGTTGTAAACGCCGGTTTCAGCCGGAACTACGCCTATCAGTCACTCTCGAACACGGCTGGTTCCAATTCGAGCGGTTCGCTCACTGGCGCTTCTGTCATTCTTTACCGCAGCATCAATGGCGGTGCTTACGCATCTGTCGCAACCGCGAACATCACTGGCAGTTATGGGCTTGTTGTGACGGATCAGGGCGTCGGAGCAAATCCGCGCTATCGCTACAATTATTCGTCCGTTGCGGGTGCGTCGTTGACCTACACCGATCCAACCAACAACACGCAAAGTCGGCAATACAAGCTCGTCGTTTCAGGCGGTGGCGTAGGTCATACCTATCAATGGAATCTCGCCCCGCCCACACAGCTTACTCAAATCACATCCGTCAGTTGCGTCGAACAATAGGCGCGAAAGGAAATCGTCATGCCGAAAGCGACCGAACAGAAACCCACAGTCGAAGTGCTGGAAGTGGCTGGCGCGAACCAAGTGGACGTGCAGGACCTTCAGAACAAGGTCGCGATCTATGAGCGCGATTTCCCGCGTCTCAATCAGACGATTTCCGAACTGCGCGGCGGCAACCAACGCCTTCAGGACACCGTGGCTGTCATGGGCAAGCGGATTACGACGTTGTTGAACGAATCGCTCGCAAACGAAGCAACGATCTTAAGCCTCACCCGGCAGATCGAGTTGCTTTCCCGGCAGTCCAGCGAGCGTCTGAACTGATGATCCCGCGCAGCGTCCGCAACCATAATCCCGGCAATATCCGCATCGGTAGTCCTTGGCAGGGCCTTGTCCCATCTGACCGGATGACACCGGAACAGCGGGCCGAGACAGCCTTTTGCGTCTTCTCTGCACCGGAATATGGCTTCAGGGCCATGACGATCCTGTTGCGGAATTATGGCCTGCTGTACCGGCTCAACACAGTGCGCGCGATTATCCGGCGCTGGGCACCGCGCGAAGAAAACGACACCGAATCCTACATCAGATCGGTGGCCGAGCGGATGCACGTCGCGCCGGACGAACCGTTGCGGCTCAACGACCGCGCCACCATGTTCGCCCTGATCAAAGCCATCACGATCCACGAAACCGGCTCATGGGAGCCTTGGTGGCGTGACGAAGACCTGACGAAGGGATTGGACCTCGCAGGCATTTAGGAGAGCACGGATGTCCATGCAGACAATTCAAAAGGGTTGGACCTTTTTCCATCGCTTTACCTGGGCCGTGTTCGCGGCTGGCGGCGTCATTGGCTTCGCCCTTGGCGCGTACATCTTTGGAGGTTGATATGACCATTGGAAAAGAACCTCGTTATCCCGATGACAAGCCCGGCGCACCTGGCAGCGGTGGTGTACCGATCCCCGACAATTCGGCGCCCTGGTACACCACCGGGCCGTTCATCGCGGGCGTGTTTATCGCGGTCGTGATCGCGGTTGTCCTGCTGATTTCCTGAGGCACCCCATGAAGCTGGTGGATGAGGCCAAGAGCGCGTGGCGCTGGTTTTCGATGCAGGCCATGGCACTGGTCGTCGTTGTGCAAGCCGCGTGGGCGGGCATTCCTGACGATCTGAAACAGCACTTTCCAACCTGGATGGTGACGGCGCTCTCCATCGGCCTTCTGGTTTTCGGCATCGGTGGACGGCTGGTCCGGCAGGACAAGAAGACGAAAGACCCCAATGGCTGAAATCTGGGCCCTGATCACGTCCAAACTGGCGGGACCGCTGGCGCTTGCCGGATGTGCCGTGCTGGCGGTCATGCTGGCGATCAAATGGGGCGAGGCGGACAGTCTTCGCAACCGCATCGAAAACAAGGATACCGGTTACATCACCCAGATCGCGGAGGCGCGTGCGGGCGGCGCGGTATGCCGGGCCGAACTCGCGGCACAGAACGCGGCGATCGATGCACAGGCAGCGGCCAAAATGGCCAAAATGGCCGAAGCCGCCAAGGCCATAGACGAAGGCCTGAAACGCCTTTCCGGCCTGACTGACAAGGCCAGCGTTATTCTGAAAGCGCCGGTCTCCGCTGATCTCTGCGCGTCTGCGGACCAATTTCTGATCGCAGGGGCCAAGCCATGAGGATCGCATATATCGCGGCAGGCCTGATCCTGCTGGCCGTGTTGCTGGCTGGCTGCGCCGGTACGCCGAGGCCGGCCGATCCGATCATCGTCAAGCAACCCGTGCCGGTCTCCTGCATCAAGCAAAAACCGGTGCGGCCGCAATTCCCGGATACGGATCAGGCCATCCTCAAAGCCCCAAATATCGCCGAACGCGCCCGTCTTTATTCGGCGGGGCGGCTGATGCGCATCGGGTACATCGACGTTCTGGAGGCCGCTATCGCGGCGTGTGAGTAGCACAGGAAAGGCTGGGGCGGTGTCGAACGAGGGTGCAAAGATGCGGATTTCCTATTCGCCCACGGTCACCTTGGGCAATCTTCTGATCGCGTTCCCGGCGCTGCTGGCGGTACTGGGCCTCGCCTATCAGTTGGGCATCGGCCAAAGCAAGCTTGACGATCTGGTCTCGGCCAAGCTTCCCGCCCGCATGGCTGTGGTGGAGCAAAAAGCGGCGGCCAACGACATCGCCATCAAATCCACCCAGCAAGACATCATCGCCCGGCTCAATCGCATCGAAGACAAGGTTGACCGGATGCAGCAAGAGCATCGCTGAAAGGCAAATCCATGAACTCCGACAATCTGAAATCGCTCGCCAAGACGGCGTGCGATAGCCTCCTTGCATTCTTTCTCGCGCTGATCGACGCCGTGGCGGACGACGACGCGCCACCGGTGGTGACCGATCCGCCGCAGCCACCGGCCGACGACGCCCCCAACGATCCGAACGGTGATCAGCCATCGGATAGCCCGCCGCCGCAGGATCAGGGCAGCGCCGATGCCGATGCTCCACCGGCCGATGCCGATGCGCCGCCGGCGGAAGCCGAAGGACAGGGCGATGCACCGGTCGATCTGGGCACCTACACCATCGTCCGCGTCACCGATCCGGCGCCGGAGAAAGACGGCTCGAACGCCAAGGTGATCACGGTCCCGGATGCATATTCGGTGATCGCCTGCTGGCCGATGAACAATCCGACACTGACAGAAATCGACGCAGACCACATGCGATATGCCGATGGTCACGCCACCGGCCAGAGCTTTGTCTTTGCCAAGTCCACCACCGTTTTCATGGGCAAGGGGCAGGTCTATCCGCCGTTGCCCGCCGGAAGCACCTCCACACCGCCGCAGACAGGCACAGGCGGCACGACACAGCCGCCAGCCCCGCCTGCGCCCGTCGAGCCCTCGCCGATGCCGCCGGTCGCCACCGGGCCCGCTGAACCGGGCACGCCCAAAGACCCCGCCAAGCTCAAAGCCGTGATCACGTTCAAAGACGCGACCCAGATCACCTTTCTGGGCTCGGATGCGAAAGACCTTGGGGACTTTGTGGTTCCGGCTTATGGCATCAATCAGCGCAATCTTTCGGTGACCAGCGCTGACGGTCTCTGGAACGTGTCTTTCCGGCCGGACCGGGACAATGCGCGTGTTGAGGCGGTGGTGCTATACGGCGACAAGGACAATCCGAACCCCGCCACCTTCGACCAGCCGTACACATTCGACCTCTACTATGACGGCGTGCAAATCGCCCACGTCGATGTGGCAAAGCACTTCTGGCTCGCGCGCTGGCGGTGGAAGTCATCTCCCCGTCCCCGCATGCGCACACCGGCGCAGATCGTCGCCGCGAAGCTCTCGCCCGCCTACACTCAGTCGCCGGTCACGTCCGGCCGTCTGCCTGGCGCCGTTGTGCCTTATGTGCCGATGGACAATTCCACCATCACCACCTTCATGGGACAGACTGGCGAGCGCGCGGACATCGGCCTCAACCCAGAACATGCCGCTTGCTACATGGCGACGGAAGACGCCACTGCCTACAATTCCATGATGGAGTGGGCAGAGGCGTCGGCAACCGGCCCGTGGCACCTGAACGATACGGACGGCACGATCTTCAATTTCGATCTTCACAAGACGGCCAATCTCTACAGTTCAGCCAGTTCGGTGCCGCCGCTCTATGTCAGTAAAATCGACACGAAATATCCCCGCGATTTCTTGCGGCCCGACGATGCGCACCATCCCTGCCTGTCCTATATCCCGTTCCTTTCCACCGGCGATCCGTTCCACGCAGAGGAACTGCAATACCAGATCAATTTCTACCTGGGCGGCGAGCACTATGACGGCTCCGCGCTCGATCCCGCGCGCAAGGCAGCAGGCGGAAAGCTGTTCGTTTTTGATGGTGCGCAGACTCGCGGCTATGCGTGGATGGGACGCTCCGTGCTGTTCAGCTACCTCGCGTCCGGCCTGATCTCGTCGCCAGTTCTGTTGCCGAAAGCCTTCTGGAAAAAGGTTCTCGACGCAAACCTGAAATACTGCATGGACAATTTCGTCAACGGCACCACGGCGAAGGAAACGGTATTCGGCAGTGGCACGTCGAAAACCGCGATGGGCTGGTGGCAAGAGGATTACCTCTGCGGCGTTCTGGGCGTGATCGTGCACGTCGCCGGGCTCGCCGAATGGCAACCGGTGTTGGATTGGAAGCTCAAATCCAACGATGGCCGCCTGAGCTCCGCCTATGGCGGCGGGCTCAACCCGCAAGTGTACTACGCGCAATATGTCAAGCAGACGGTAGACGATCCCGATGTTGTGATCCTGCCAATGAGCGAGCGCGGTGCGCAGTATCCCAATCTCGGCACATGGCGCCTGCGATTCACCGATCCGAACACCTTCGAGATCACCGATCCTGCGGGCAAGGTGCGCGGCACATGGCCGGTGGGCGACAAGGCCGTGGAGATTGGCAATGTGCCCGCTTTCAAAATCGTCGTGCCGCACGAGGTGGGCAAGATCATCAACTGGACCTTTTCCGCGATTGAGACATGGGAAGATTTGTGGACCGTCAATTCCGGGATGGGGATTGTGCGGACCAGCACGGACGGCAAGATGGTGGTGCAGAGCAACGAATATGCGGGCTCGCTCCGCGCTGCACTCGCTGCCGCCAAAAGTCCGCTGCTGGCTGATTACGACGCCAAGCTATTGGATGCGGCGGGCGCTGTTATTCCATGGCGCGACAGCTTGGCGGCGTGACGGCGATGCGCTTATCAGAACTCAAACCCGTCTGGCTGGAACGGGACGGCAGGCGCATCGGCTTCACATTCCTGTGCCCGTGCTGCCTCAAAAATCGGCTGACGTGCTTTGCAGAGCCGACGCCTTTTCGCGACCAGGTCAAAATCATGCACGCGGCGCTGTGCAGCACGCCGGAAGATGAGGACGACTGGCCGATAGATTGGGTGCCATCAAAGGCGACATTCGGATGGACGCTCAGCAATCTCGACAATTTCGAGACCATGACGGTCAAGCCTTCGATCGATGCCAGCGCATCAGGCAATTGGCATGGCTGGATCACGGACGGAGAGGTGAAATGACCGAAGCACAGATCAAACATATGGCCGGCCGCTTCTTGGGTTGGCGGTTGCCCGAAAACTTTAACCCCGATTGTGGCATTAGCTTCAGGCGGACGCACAGTGAACAAGGTCCTTGGGGTCCGCAAAAATATGAGCCAGTTGGCACCAACCTGTTCGATGCAACGCAGGCCGATGCCATGGTGCGTTATATGATCGAGGGTCTGCCGGAAGCGTGATATACTGAATTGCTGCGGCGGCGATGTGTGCCCCGACTGGCCGGCAGAGTAGGCCGGTGGCAGCGGAAACGGTTTCCGTGAAACGGAGGGGAAAGCAAGCTGCACGGGATTGACCCCGGCCACGCTGTCCGTAAGGCGGCGTAATAGCTCATCGGCACGTAGGTTCACGACAGCCTGTAAAGGCATCGGTTCTTTGGTGTTCGATACAAGAGACCACACAACGCGGGAATGGCGTCCCGCCCGCATCAAAGCCCGCAGTAATCAAACACAGAGACCCGCTCACCTCACGGTGGGCGGGTTTTCTGCGTTCTGAAGCATGCAACAAATCCTTATTCCATCGTGTCAAGAAAAAGTTTTCCGGCAAAATTCCGTAAGTGGATCAATGCATGAAACATCGATATGCCAGGCTTTTCTGAAAATCGAGAAAATCGATTTGCTACAATGCACCAGCAACGTCCGGATTGGTTCGGCGTTGCGAAATGCTCTTTGAAATGTGGGAGATCGATATGGCGATATACACGCGCATGGGGATGCCTGTGCAAATTGTAGCCGCAGAGATGCGGGTGCGGTGGTCAATTCGTAAGCCGGGCAAGGTAGAGGTGTTCGACAAGCATCCGACACCAAAGCAGATCGGGAAGGGTGAAGTCGAACAGTTCGCGATCTGGTGGATCAAGGCAAAATGCCTCGGACCCTATCCAGATGGAAGTTTCGGGACCGCTAAAATAGGACAACTGATTGCAGGCCATGACGCTCGCGGCTTCCGTGACGAAAACGAATTCCGCGCTGATGGTGGCATTCGCGAGATTCACGAAGTGTGCCGCAAGGAACAGCTCGCGTTCGCTGAGTAGAAAGTGACCTCGCTGGCTTCGGCTGGCGAGGTTTTCTGCTATATGACGTCATGCCTTCTCTGACCGTTCTGGCCGCCGCCGCTTTCCTCTGCCTCAATCCAACCCACCATGACGGAGACGCGATCCGTTGTGGCGATCATGGCCGATCTATGAGGCTCTATGGGATCGACGCACCGGAGATGCCTGGCGCGTGCCGCAAGGGCAGGGTGTGCACGCCCGGCGACCCATATGCCGCCAGAGATCATCTGATCGGCCTGACGCGCGGGCGGCGCGTGACGTGCGTGCAGGTGGGCCACGATCGCTATCGCCGCAAGATCGTCAGGTGCGAAGCCGATGGCATCGACCTGTCATGCTCCATGGTGCGCGATGGATTTGCGGTGCGGAGATATGGGAAACTGAAGTGCAAGCAATAA